AAAGAGCATCGGGGGATTCTTGAAGAGCTGACCAAGAAGGAAAGCTCGGGAACCACCATTGCAAGAGACGCAAGCCTGCGTCAATAATGCCCGTTCTGGGCCAACCTTAACCTCAAGAAAGCGAAACGCGAAATGCTTAATCTCTCATCTGGCGGCGGCAGCGGTAACTTCATCCGCTTTTCACCCGCAGCAAATGCCTGGACTAACTCGAACGGCGAGGAGATCCAGCTCAAGAAGGTCGTCTTCGACATAGACAACGTGCAGACCGGCTGGCTACAGCTCGGAGTCGGTGTCCGTGACTGGGCGCCTGATGTCGCAACTGGAAAGAAAGGCGCGCAGCCTTCACCAGACCACAAGCGCGGCTTCTCCGTGAAGTTCTACAACAAACAGCTCGGCACCTGCGAGTGGAGCAGCAACGGAGTCGGCCCCAACATGGGACTCGAGCAGATTTATCTCAAGTGCGTCGAGGATCGTAAGTCGATCCCGATGAACGCATCTCTACTGCCCGTCATTGAGTACAAGGGCAGCAAGATGGAGAAGATCGGCAAAGGCACCACGCGCATCCCGCAGTTCGATGTAGTCGATTGGATTGCTCGGCCTGCTGGCATGGACGAGGGAGGCGGTGGCGTAGAGGAGGAGTACGCAGCACCTGCTCCAGCACCTGCCCGTGCGCCTGCGGCGAAGCCAGCAGCGCAGGCGGCAGCGGATGACGACGAGATGTTTTAACTTGAAGCGATAGGAGGAACCGGGGCTTAGGTCCCGGTTTTTTTGACTCTAAAAACGAAGGCTGCAAATGCAAGCTGAAGAAATTGCAAAAACACTAGGCAATGCCAAGCGAGTCAATGGTCAGTGGCTTGCCTCCTGTCCCGTACCAGGGCACGGCAGAGGCAACGGAGACAAGAACCCTTCACTGTCAATCAGTGATGGCACGGACGGCAGACCTCTCTTCCACTGTCACGGAGGCTGCGATCAGCACACCGTCTTCAACGTCATCCGCGAGCGCGGTCTGCTGCCAGAGCTAGAGCAAAGGCCGGAGCTTCTCTCGCGCATAACGCCACCAGCCATCAGTCGGCAGCTCGAGCAGGAATGGTCCTACACCGATGAGGAAGGCGTCGTCCTCTTCATCAAGCAGCGATACAGGACTACAGACTCCAAGGGCAAGGACTACAAGCTCATCAAGGTCGATGATGCAGGCCGAAGGCACGCCACGATGGGCGATGCTCGGATCGTTCCGTATCGCCTGCCAGAGCTGCTCGATGCTGTTGGCAAGGGAAGGTTCGTCTACTTGACGGAAGGCGAGAAAGCCGCCGACGCGATCATCAGCCTGGGCAGCGTAGCCACCACATCGCACGCCGGATCAGGGCACTGGCCCGAGGCGATCACCCAATACTTTGCAGGCGCAAACGTCGTGATCCTGCCCGACAACGACGCGCCCGGCTGGAAGTACGCCAAGAGGGCAGCGGCCAAGATCCTTCCGCTGGCAAAGTCAGTCAGAGTCATAGACCTGGGCGGCGATGACCTCGGCGACGATGCCTATGAGTGGATCTACAAGCAAGGCAAAACGCGCCAAGACCTCGCCGATCTAGTAAAGGGGCAAGCGCCTCTAGTCAGCGAGGCAGAAGTCCAGGTGCCAGAGCGCCTGAAGGAAAAGCCACCAGAGGCAGCAGCGCCAGAGTCGGCGGCGCCAGCTCCAATGGCGGCGATGACGGCGGGGAATCAAGATAGTGATGAAGATGGCCGCGATGCGAAGCATGAGGGGCCGCGCAGGACCTTCAAGCTCGAAGCCTTCGACGACATCGAGGATGAGCCGGTCGAGTGGCTTATCCACAAGGTAATACCGAAGAAGGGGTTCTGTGCTCTTTATGGGCCGCCAGGATCATTCAAGAGCTTCATCGCGCTGGATCTGGCGGCGTCCATTGCAAGGGCAGCCGAATGGTTCGGCCAGGCCGCCACGCCCACGGTCAATGGTGCAGTCGTCTACATCGCGGGCGAGGGCCACGGCGGGATCGGGGCCAGGATCAAAGCCTGCCGGATACACCATAACCTGCCCGAAGGAACTCCAATCTACTTCCTGCGCCACCAGATCAACCTGCGGTCAAGCCTCGAGGACTTCTCAAGCCTCATCTTCGCGGTCCGGGGCCTGGTCCAGGAGCTCGCCATCAAGATAGATCTCATCGTCATCGACACGCTGGCGCGGGCATTCGGCGGTGGAAATGAGAATTCCAGTGAGGATATGGGCGCTTTCATCACGGCCTGCGGGCACCTCCAAGGTGAGTTTGATTCGGCCTTGATGGTCATCCACCACAGCGGCAAGGACGCGGCAAAGGGTCTGCGGGGTCACTCCTCGCTGCTCGGAGCCGTCGATACGGAGCTCGAGCTGCTGCGTTTTGACGATCAACCGAAAGGTGTTTTGACGGTTTCTAAGCAAAAGGACGGCGAGGATGGGCTGCGATTCGGGTTCGAGATGGTCGAGGTAGAGATAGATCAGGACCGCGAGGGCAGCCTAAGCCTTGACGAACCGCGCAAGTCGCTGGCCGTCAGTCCGAGCGATGAAGCTCTAAAAAGTAGAGCAGATGAGGCGAGGAAAGTGGGGCTGGATCGCACCGGAAAGGGTAAGAAGCAGGCCATTGCAGTGGATGCCTTGAAGGATGTGATTAGTACTAAAGGAGTACATTGGAAGGTTTCAATGGGTGTTAGAAGGTGCGTAAAAGTAGAGCAATGGAGGGATGCTTTTGCTCAAAAAATGGGCAGTGACGAGGCCGGAAGTGATGCCTTTAGAGCCGCATGGCGGCGAGTGAGGAGCGATCAGGGTAGGCCGCCAGCAGTCCATATTGAAGGTGAATGGGTATGGATAGAAGAACAGAAAGAGCAGAAGCCGGAGGAGTTTTAGGCCGTGACGAATGGTCGAATCGTGTGACGAATCGTGACGATTCGACCAGCAGGGAAAGGCGTGACGAATCGTCAAAAGGGTATACCTTTGACGATTCGACCACCCAGATTCGACCGTTTCGTGTCTTGTGAATGACTACTAACTTGTTTGAGGTTTTTCGTGGCAACAAAAAACAAAAAAGTGCAGCAGAAGAAGGGTCAGGTGCCAAGTCCTGGCGGGCTGTCTTATCCAGCGTCCGAGTTCGACAGGTTCAAGGAGGCCAAGCTGGTGGAGCTGGATCGGTTTCGCGCTGAACATGAAGCGAAATGGGGGATTGGAAGAATTAGTACTTTAGTACCTACAGAGTTTCGGGAGAAGTTTTACGCGCAGTCGGAGAGGATCTGGGCTGCGCAGAACAGTCAGGATGTGTCGCGGATGGCGGCGGCGTGCGACGGCATGATCCGAGCCTACAAAGCGATGGACGCCTGGGCGATTGCCGAAGGCATTGAGCCAGTCACGAATGTCCATGCAATTGAGGCGGATACCCATCTCGGTATCATGGTCATAGTCAAGGATGAGGCTGATGCGGTTCAGTACCAAGCACTGCGCAAGGATGTCGTCCAGGTCTGGACGGTTGCCGAGATCGTTGAGCTGGTCAAGGCAGGGATCGGACAGGCGATCTGGGAGATGAAGGAGCAGTTGCCAGTTCGCGGAACCGTTGTTGCGGTGCAGCAGGATTGGGCAGCGCGTTCGGCAGATTCGGCAGAAGGGTTCTGCAACAGCGCAGGCGATGGCAAGAAGGCCGCTGGCGAAGCAGTGGGCCGCGTAGGGGGATCAGGCTTCGAGGACCTGGAGAACGATCTGGACCTTGATGAAGCGGCCGATCTGCCTAAAATGTGGAACGCGCCTCTTGAGGCGAAAAGGCGCTGAGTATGATGCTCGGTATGTCTGAACCCAAAATAATCGCTTGGAGGGCGTTTTAAGATGCCTGGAAGGCCAAAATACAGATCAGACCTTGAGGCGCTGCAAGCAATCCCAGAAGACATGATCTGGTCGCTGCTTGAGCAGGGTCGAACAATCACTCAAGTCTGTTACGAGATTGGCGTCGGAAAGAAGGCGCTTCAGGACTGGCTGAATGAGGTCGATCCTGATGACTCTAAAATAACGCGCGCGCGTGCGAAAGCCGCGACGAACTATGCGATGCAGGCTCTGGAGATCGCCGACAGCTCCGAGCCTGAGCAGGCGGCGAAGGCGCGCTTGCAGATCCAGACGCGCCAGTGGATCGCCGAACGCTGGGATCGCAAGACGTACGGCACGCAAAGCGGCCCGCAGATCACGCTGAACATCACCGACCTGCGCCTGAACGCGCTGCGCCACGCCGAGGTCATCGAGGACTTATCCACAGACGCGGTGCCAAAGTTATCCACAAATTGACGTTTCGCGCATGGCGCTGCCCATAAAAGCAGCAAAACAGCGGTCTGGAACGCTCTGCGACTTAACATAATAGCTATCGTGCGAAGTGTTTTCTGTAAGCTGCGCGTAAGTAATGAATGAAATCAAGGACTTACAAGCAGTCCACAGAATCCGCAGATGCGCGAAGTTGTCCACAGCGCCGCGAGCGCCAGGCCGACGCGGGGCAGCGGACTCGGCCAGCGGACGGCGCGGACACCCCCCCCGGTCGGCGAACGGCGGGGGCGGGCGACGGCGGCGCCGAACACCTACCGAATTCACATATCGCATAAAAACCGCGCCATAATCGCGCAGGAATCACGCATCCCCACCCCCCCTATCCCCCATCACGTTAAACCGTGCCCGCCCAAAAAAATTTAGAAGTTCCGCTGGAGCAAAACCCGTTTGTTGAGTTCGTCAAACGGTATCGCAAGAATCCGGTGCTTTTTGTCCGCGAGGTGCTAGGCACCACGCCGGACCAGTGGCAGGTGGAGTTTTTGAATCACATCGCGGCCAACAATAGGCGCATCAGCGTGCGTAGCGGCCACGGTGTGGGCAAGTCCACGGCTGCCGCTTGGGCAATGCTGTGGTATCTGTTCCTGCGGTTCCCGGTGAAGATTGTGGTGACGGCGCCGACGAGCAGCCAGCTTTATGACGCGCTCTTCGCGGAGGTGAAGAGGTGGGTGAAGGTGTTGCCTGCGACGCTGCAGGAGCAGCTCGAGGTCAAGCAGGACAGGATTGAGATCAAGGACGCGAACAACGAGGCTTTTATATCGGCCCGCACCTCCCGAGCCGAGCAGCCCGAGGCCCTCCAGGGCGTGCACAGCGATAACGTGATGCTGGTGGCTGATGAGGCTAGTGGTATACCGGAGCAGGTGTTCGAGGCCGCAGCGGGCTCTATGTCTGGGCACGCGGCGGTGACGTTGCTGCTGGGTAACCCGGTCAGGAGTAGCGGGTTCTTCTTTGATACGCATAACCGTTTGTCTGGTGACTGGGTGACGATGAAGGTGAGCTGCGAGGACTCGCCGAGGGTGAGCGCGGCCTACATTGAGGAGATGAAGAGTCGTTACGGCGAGGAGAGCAATGCTTACAGGATTCGCGTCCTTGGCGAGTTTCCGAGGTCGGACGACGACACCGTGATCCCGATGGAGTTGCTCGAGATGGCGATGGCGCGGGATGTAACACCCAGCGCGCACGCGCCCATCGTGTGGGGGTTGGATGTGGCGAGGTTTGGAAGTGACCGCAGCGCCTTGTGCAAGAGGCAGGGTAATGCAGTCTTGGAGCCGATCAAGACCTGGAAGAATCTTGACCTGATGCAACTGACTGGGGCCGTTGTGGCCGAGTACGAGGTGCTTATGCCGAGCCAGCGCCCCCGAGAGATCTTGGTCGATAGCATCGGCTTGGGCGCTGGCGTGGTGGATCGGCTGCGGGAGCTGGGCCTACCGGCGCGCGGGATCAATGTGTCGGAATCGCCTGCGATGGGCACGACCTACAGGAACCTGAAGGCTGAACTCTGGCACAAGGCTAAGGCGTGGCTGGAGGCGCGGGATTGCTGGCTGCCAAAGGATGAGTCCTTGGTGGCCGAGCTGGCGACGGTGCGTTACAGCTTCACCAGCAGCGGGAAGATTCAGATTGAGGGCAAGGACGAGATCAGGAAGCGTGGCCTGGCCTCGCCTGACAGGGCTGATGCGTTTTGTCTGACATTTGCGTCAGATGCGGTGATCGGTGCGTATGGGTCGAGCATGGCGAGCAAGTGGAATCAGCCTTTACGGAGAAACATCCCGCGTGTAGCATGATGGCACTTAAGGAGTAACCCTATGAAAATGACTAAGGCCGAGAAGAAGATCGGCAAGGTGATGCGCGAGTACAAGTCTGGCAAGCTGCACTCGGGTGCTGGCGGCAAGGTGGTGAAGAACCCGAAGCAGGCTATTGCGATTGCTTTGTCCGAGGCCGGTAAGAGTAAACCGATGAAAAGGGGCAAATGATGGCTGAAATGATGGAGCGCGAGCCGATGTCCTGCCCGATGGCGACGCAGGACATTACGCTGAATCTGAAGAACCGTGGCAAGGCTATCGATGCCGCGAACTATGGTCCTGAGAATCCTAATCTGCCGAACACGGGTTACTGGCGTGAGATGGCGAGCAAATGGGATGTGACGCCTGCCGAGGCGAAGATGTCGCGCTGCGGTAACTGCGCCGCGTTCAATCGCAGAGAGGGGATGGTGCAGTGCATTGCCAAGGGTTTAGGTCCAGAGGGTGATCCCTGGGCGACGATTGAGGCTGGCGATCTGGGTTACTGCGAGATCTTTGACTTCAAGTGCGCGTCCTCGAGGACCTGCGAGGCGTGGATCGCCAAGGACGAGGAGGAAGAGGGAGAAGAAGAGGGCGAAGAGTACGGAAAAGCCGAGATGGAGGGCGATGAGTATGAAGACTAAGCCTGCTGGTTTGTATGCCAACATTCACGCCAAGCGCGAGCGCATCAAGGCTGGCTCTGGCGAGAAGATGAGAAAGCCTGGCACCCCCGGCGCGCCTACGGCCAAGTCGTTCCGACTGGCGGCCAAGAGCGCGAAAGGCGCGAAGAAGAAATGAAGGCTGCGATAGCGGTCGCCAGTGTCAAGGGCAGGTGCTTGCCTGTGATGCTGGCGAGCTGCCGCGAGTATGCGTGGATGAGTAAGGTATATCTGCGCACGCCCATTGATGCTCCGCGCCGCGATGTGTATCGGCAACTGCGTGGCGTGCCGCGCAGCTTCGGTGAGGACTATAACGAGATCATCGACGAGGTGTTTGCCGATGGCAATGATTACGCCATTGTGGCGAACGATGATGTGGTTCTGACGCCGACGAGCGTGGAGCTGCTGATTGAGGATTACAAGACGGTCGAGGCTGAATACGGCGACCGAGTGGGCTGGGTGTGCTCGAGGTGCGATGCGGCGCGGCCTTTGCAGAATGTAAGGAGCAATCCTTACGATGAGCAGGTGGATTATTTCCGCTATCCGTGGGAGTCGTGCATTTTGCAAATGGATGTGATTTCGCCTATATTTGGCATCATCTCACGGCGGGTTTGGGAGGAGGCGAGGTTTCCTCCTTTAAATTGGTATTCGGATGATGTGCATTGCTCT